GTTTATGTGATGCAAGCCATTTAAAATAATCATTATGCCAATACCAACAAGAACACCATTAGAAAGTAAAGACGAGTTCATTTCTCGCTGTATAGCAGATTTATCAAATGAATATGATAGAAAACAAGCAGCAGCGATTTGTTACAATCAACTATCTAAGATTTCTGAAGTAAATAAGGGATAATCAGGATTATTTCCTTTCTTTCTATTATACTCTGGGGTACACCATTGTAGATTAGTGTAATGATTATTATGCTTATTACAATCTATATGGTCTACTTCAGCACCATCAAAATAACCTGGAGTGTATAATTCAGCAACCATTTGGTGAACACGACGTCTTAGTTCTTTATTATTGATAGATAAAGCACATTGTAAACAACCAAATTCATTATCTCTATAAATCATTTCTTTCCATTTTTCAGGGCGTTTTTGGGTCATTTGTCTTTTCTTAACTATCCCATTAGCACCATAGTGATTAGTAACATAAGTGTGTTTATATTCAGGATAATGTCGAAACACTCTCCCATCCTCTGTTACCCAATAATCTGAATCTCTAAATTGTTTCATTTCTGTTACGTTTTAGGCAGAAGTTACGAACAAACTTTGGTGCCTCCAAGCTATTTTTACGCGGTTGGGGAGAGTTTTTATATATCTATTGGTGCGGTACCATAAGGGTGCTGTATTAGTTAATTTATTAACCCAATAAAACTTCGAAAAATATGACTTCGCAAGAATTAAAGGATTTAGTCAAATCACACTTTAACTTAGTTGAAGCCGAAGTATCAACACCCGAAATGGAAGTAACAGAAGAAACATTTGGTCGCATTGCTGACGAAAATGGTGCTTTTGAAATCGTATTCCCAGGTGATTCAATGCAAATTGGTGATAAAGTATCTGTAGAAACTACAGATGGACAATCACTTCCAGCACCAGACGGTGAACACCGTTTAATGGATGGTACACGCATTGTAACCAAGGATTCTGTAATTGAAGAAATTTACGGTGCTGATGACGAGAAGGCCTTAGCTGAAGTTGAAATGGCGACTGAAGAGGAAGTTGAAGATGTAATTGACGCTGTGAAAGAAGCAGTTGCTGAAGAGGAAATGGAAATGGAACCTGAAGTATCTGTTGAAGATATCGTAGCTGAAATTGCTGACGCACTAAAAGAAGAGATGAAGCAAATGAAGGAAAAAATGGCTGAATTAGAAGAGAAAGTAGCTAAAGTGTACGATGCACCTGCTGCTGAATCAACTAAGATGTCAAACACTCCAGCCCCAAAGGCTAAATTTGCCGCATTTAATGTAGAAGAAGCTGCTAACGCTTCTCGTATCAAGTTAGCATTAACCCAAATTAAAAATAAAAAAAAATAATTTAAAATGGCTTTAGACGTATCCGCTTTAAGTGATTTTAACAATGAAGTTGCAGGTGAACTTCTCGTTAAAACAGTATACGGTGGTTCCACTATGGAATACATCACCGTAAAAGAAGGTGTTAAGTACGAAGAACCAATTAACTTGATGGAAGTTACTCTTGTTACCCAAAACGGTACTTGTGTTAGCACTCCTTCTGGTTCGTTAGACTTTACACAACGCAATATCAAGGTTTGTCCTCGTACTTCATTCGATGGCATCTGCTTGAAAGATATGGACCGCACTTACTTAGGCATCGCTGCCCTTGAAAGAGGTTCATACAACGAAACATTCGCAATGGCGAGTGCTTATTCAGAATTGTTAGTAAACCAATTCCAAAAATCAAACGACGTATTCCTTTGGACTAACCAATCAGGTTCAGCACCTAACGCTGGATGTGACGTTAATGGTCTTAAGTACATCATCTCTGGTTCAACTGCAGGTGTTGAAGTAACTGGTTCAGCTGCTGCTACTCTTGCTAATATGGACACTATGATTGCTGCTTTATCAAGCGACGTTGCTGACCGTGACGACTTAACATTCTTTATGTCTGTTTCTAAGTTCCGTCAATTCGTAGCTGACGTTCGTTCTGCTAACGCTTTCTACTTTGACCCAAATAGCATCTCTAACAGAGGTGGTATCTTAGAAATGCAATACCCTTACCAAAACATTAAGGTTGTAGGTACTGCAGGTCTACAAGGTTCAGGTCGTATCGTATTAGGTCCTGCTAAGCAAATTGTAGCTGGTACTGATTTGATGTCAGATTTCTCTGAATTCCAATTGTGGTATGATATCAATACTGACCAATTGAAGCACAGAATCTCTACTAAACTTGGTGTAAACGTTGCATTCCCAGAGTTTTGGGTATCTAACGACGTAGCCTAATTATTAACCCTTAAAACCAGAATAATTATGTCAACTTGTGATATTACTTCAGGATTTACGTTAGGATGCCGTGACAACACAGGCGGTATTGCTAACTTATACATTTTATCTGGTTCTATTACCAGCGTTACAGACGCAAGTGAAGGGTTAATTCAAACGATTAGTGGTTCAGGTGAATTTTTCAAATTCGAGTTGTTCCGTCAAACTTCTGATTTTACAGAAGCTATTACGTCAACTCCAGAAAATGGAACTGTATTCTATGAACAAACACTTAACGCAGTGTTCTTCAAGTTACAATCATCTACTCGTAACCAGGTAAAAGTATTAGCACAAAATCCTAACCTTAAGGTTATTGTTGAAACTAACAACGGAACAGTTGATGGCGTAGGTCGTTACTGGTTGTTAGGTGAAGACAGAGGTATGCAATTACTTAGTGGCACTGGTGCTACTGGTACTGCATTCGGTGATTTGAATGGCTACACTTTAACCTTCACAGGTCAAGAACCAAACCCAGCTTCTGAAATTTCAGGAAGCTTAGCAGGTGCACTTAGTGGCATCACGCTTGGATAATAAACCAATTAGGTAAAAGGGGTTTCGCTAACGCGGAACCCCTAACCTAATATTTTAAGAGATATGCTACAATTTAATTATTCAGAAGCTACCAATACTTTAGCAGTTTATCTTGACCCCAATTATACAGGGAGTTATGATGAACTTATCCTGGATTTTACCCAATCGTATGATTTATCTACAACGGTAGTTGAAGGAACCCCATTATCTACTACAAATCAGTATAGAAATTGGTTGACATTCACAGTATCAGGTAGTACATTACCAACAGCATCAGGTCAATATGACTTTAGACTATTTGAAGGTACTAAAGAAGCTGAATTAAAATGGAATGATGCTGCTATTACTTGGCTATCAGCAGATATTACCTGGGATTCAGGTGCAATTATCCAAAGAAGAACATTCTTATATGAAGATAGGGCTATGGTAAGTGGTAGTAATGAAAGTAGTATAACAGAATATATATCGTCAAACGAGGACGGTACTTACATAACATACAATGGATAAGAAAATTAAATTTAGTCAAATCTCTAAAGAATTCAGTGGCCGTATCCAAATATTAGAGGATAAGAAAAATGGCACTTACGTTAAATTCGGAGATTATAATTCGTTTCCAAACGACTTAATTGAACTTTATAATAACAGTTCTATTCACAATACTTGTATTAACGCTATTGTGGACGGCATTGTAGGTGAAGGTTTGACAGCTAACCCAGAATGGGTATTAGACCGTGCAAACTCTTCAAATGAAACTTGGAACGATGTTTACAAGAAAGTAGCACAAGACTATAAATTGTATGGTGGTTTTGCTTTAGAAGTGATTTGGAATAAGTCACGTACAAAAATAGCCGATATTTACCACATTGATTTTTCGTGGTTACGTGCTAAAGAAAAGAATTACAGAGGTGAAATTCCTGGATATTACATCTCTGACGAATGGAGTGAAGCATATAGATACGGTACAGCACCAATTGGTGACTTACCTTTCTTACCTGTTTACAATCCACAGAAAAATATGGAAGAACCTAAACAGGTATTTGTTTATAATCCATATCGCCCAGGACAAAAATACTATCCGTTACCAGATTATGTAGGTGCATTACGTGATATCGAATTAGATATTGAAGTATCAAACTTCCACGTAAACAATATTAAGAATGGTTTAGCACCTTCATTGTCTATAACAACGTTTACTAACGCAAACGACGAGGAACGTGAAGCAATAGAGAGAATGCTTCAACTACAATATAGTGGCACGAATAACGCAGGTAATATGCTGTATATGGATGTTGATTCTCCAGAAAACGCACCTGTAATTACTCCTATCCCACAAAATGGTGCTGATGGTTACTATACAACTATCAATGATATGGTTGTACAACGTATCCTTACAGCACACAGAATTACAAGCCCAATGATTTTGGGTATCAAAACAGAAGGACAATTAGGAGGACGTGCAGAGGTTATTGATGCCTACTTACTATTAGTTAATACTGTAATTCGTCCTTTCCAACAAGATATTTTAGCTGTATTTGAAACACTATTAGAGGAAATGCACCCCGAATTAGAAATTTCTATTGGTGTTCAACAATTAAAATTATTTACTGATGGTGAAGAAGAAACAGATGTTGTAACTTCTATCGATGCTGAAGTAGGTGAAGACAGTGAATTAGAAGCTGAAATCGAAAAGGCTGATAATGAAGCTGATGCAAGTGCTAATCAACCAATAACCGAATTACCCTTAGTATGACAACAACATTTATATTATCAGAGGCCAAGTTAAGACAATTCACAGACTTAAATGATTCTGTGGATACGTCTTTACTAAAAAATGCTGTTAGAGAAGCACAAGATATTATGTTACAACGTATTATCGGTACTCCTCTATACAAATCAATCCTTAATAAGATTGATACAAGTACTTTAACAGGCGTTTATTTAACGTTAGTAAACGATTAT